ATGTTGCAATTGATCTTGGAAGCTGAGAAAATGGTAGATATCATTAAACCTTAACGAGGTAATCATGGGAACAACTAAAAAGACAGGCCGTAAATATGCTGAAGCAGCTCAATACGAAGACACACCGGAACAAGTTAAACATCGTGAAGAACGCAACAAGTTGCGGTATAAGTTTTTGAAAGAAGGCAAAGTCAAAAAGGGTGACAAAAAAGATGTTGCTCATAAACTTGCATTGGACAAGGGTGGTAGCAACAAGCAAGGTGCATTTGTGCAAAGCGAGTTTGGCAATCGTTCGTTCAAGCGGGACTCAAAGGGCAACTTAGTGTCGGAGATAAGCGTTAAAGAACGCAAGATGAAAAGAAAATAAAGTGCAAATTATTGACAACAAAGCGTTATTAATTAAAGTACGTGACCCTAACCGCATAACTGCGGTGATACCAAAATCAAAAGTGGTTGGGCAAAACGAAGTGCTAGTGAAGTGGGGGTTGGAAGAGGCGCAAGTATTAAAAAACATGCGTATCAAGAATGTTCCATCGCCTATTGAAATGGACTACCAATGGACAGGGATATATAAACCCTTTGACCATCAGAAGACCACAGCATCTTTCCTCACGTTACATCGCCGTGCATTTTGTTTTAACGAACAAGGCACAGGTAAAACATCGTCTGTGATATGGGCGGTGGACTACTTGATGAACAAGGGTGTTATCAAGAAAGTTCTTGTGTTGTGCCCATTATCCATCATGCAGTCTGCATGGGAGGCTGACCTCTTTAAGTTTGCAATGCATCGCACATGTGCTATCGCTCACAGTTACTCAAAAGAAAAACGCATTGAGGCAGTGCGCAGTCAAGCTGAGTTTGTGATATGCAACTATGATGGGTTAGAGATTATCAAAGACGAAGTCATAAGCCAACAGTTTGATCTCATTGTCATTGATGAGGCTAACGCTTATAAGAATGTAAGNACCAAGAGGTTTAAGGTTCTTAATTCAATCATCAAGCCTGACACATGGGTGTGGATGCTTACAGGAACTCCTGCATCTCAGTCGCCTACTGATGCGTATGGGTTGGCAAAAATTATTAACCCATCAGGTGTGCCTAAATTNTATGGTGCGTTTAGGGACATGGTCATGATGAAGATAACCACGTTCAAGTGGATACCCAAGCCTACATCAGAAAAAATACTTCATGATGTGCTACAACCTGCAATACGTTTTACAAAGGATGAGTGCTTGGATTTACCAGAGATGACGTATGTGACTAGGCATGTACCTTTGACTACACAGCAGATGAAGTACTACGAAGCCATACGCAAACAGATGACCACAGTTGCGGCGGGTGAGGAGATAACCACAGTAAATGCGGCGGCTAATCTAAACAAGTTATTGCAACTATCATGCGGGGCAGTATATAGCGATAGCGGTGAAACAGTTGCGTTTGACGCAAAGAATCGCATGAGTGCGTTACTCGAAGTCATCGAAGAAGCAAGCCACAAAGTAATTATCTTTGCACCATTTAAACATGCTATCGACATCATCGCAGAAGAACTAACCAAAAATCAAATCCCTAACGAAACAATTCATGGAGGTGTATCGGCAACTAAACGCACAGAAATATTTTCAAAATTCCAAACAGAAAAAAATCCACAGGTGCTTGTCATTCAACCACAGGCCGCTGCGCATGGAGTTACACTTCACGCCGCTAATGTTGTTGTATGGTGGGGGCCAATCACATCAATAGAGACTTATCTACAAGCTAATGCACGTGTGCATAGGGCTGGGCAACGTAACCCATGTACTGTCGTTCACCTAGAGGGAAGTCCCGTTGAGAAAAAAGTTTACAAAATGTTATCAGAAAAAGTAGACATTCATACTAGGCTGATAGATTTATATAAAAATATTTTAGGAGACACTTGACAAAGTAAAGTAATGCCTATATATTTGAGATACAAACAAAAAGGAGTGCACCATGACTGAAGTAACTGAAGAAGCAACAGCAGAGAGATTAGCAAAAATCTATACTAAAATTAGAGATAAACGCAAGGAGCTTGAAAAAGAAGTTAGCGAGCTAAAAGAAAAACAAGATGTCATAGCCAAGGAACTACTTGAGTTATGCAAAGAGCAAGGCGTTACCACAATGCGCACTGCTTACGGCACTATATCTAAAAGGGTAACCAAGAACTACTGGACTAGTGATTGGGAATCTTTCTTCAAATTCATTAAAGAGAACGATGCCTTTTCGTTGATGCAACAACGTATCAATAACTCGAACATGGCACAATTTCTTTCTGAAAACCCCGATGTGCTTCCGCCGGGTCTAAATGCGGACACAACACAAACCATCGTAATTATCAAACGCTAGGAGTTATAAATGAGCAACGACATCATGTTAGATTTGGGACTACCAAACTATTTAAAAGAGATTGAGTTAGACGAGACCACTAAAGCCCTAATGGGTGGCACAAGTGGTATGGGTATGAAGCGCATCTCCATCAAAGGTGGTGTGTGGAGACTCATGGCAAATGGCAAAGAGATTTCAAAGAATGAAGATCGTTCAATGAATGTTGTCATCGTTGCCGCCGCACCAAAAGTATCGAGAACTTTTTACTTGAAGAGTTACTCAGAAGGTAGCGAGCCTGCCGCACCTGATTGTTGGTCTGCTGATGGTGAAGTGCCTGATGCAAAGTCTTCTATTCCACAAGCCAAGCGTTGCATAGACTGCGATCAAAACGTCAAAGGTTCAGGTCAAGGTGATAGCCGTGCTTGCAGATTCAGTCAACGTATTGCAGTTGTGTTGGCTAATGATATCAAGGGCGATGTCATGCAACTCACATTACCATCTAAATCTATCTTCGGAGCGGGGGAGCCTGGGAAGTGGCCTCTACAAACATATGCAAAGATGTTAGGCAGTAAAGGTATACCAGTCACGGCCGTAGCAACTGAGATGCGTTTTGATACTAATAGCGCAACGCCTGTCATTACATTCAAACCTGTTCGTGTGCTTGAGACTCATGAGCATCAAGTTGTGATTGAGCAAGGCAAAACATTGGAAGCTAAGAACGCTATTACAATGACTGTTGCTGAGGCTGATGGTATTAAATTGCCTAAATTGGAAGCCCCTGTGGAAGCACCCAAGGCTAAAGAACCAAAGGCTGAAGCTAAAGTGGAAGACGTTGAGCCAGTCAAACGCTCTGCTAAGAAGGAAGAAGAGCCAGCACCCAAGAAAGACTTGTCAAAGATTCTTGAAGAGTGGGATGACTAATCATGCCTAAAGGGTACTCACTTCTAACAGTGCAGGAAGTTAAGGAAGCCAATCAAAATTTGCTTGGTGTAAAACTGGGTAAAATTTGCATTGAACGAGACATCCCAGTCACAGACGTTGCAGAGTTCTTTGGAGTGAGCCGTGTAACTATCTACTCATGGTTTCGTGGGCAGGTAGTTGTATCGGGTAAACACGCAGAGAAAATGCAGAAGCTAATCACAAAATTAGCGTAACGGTTTGAGGGGGCTAGGCTAGCTACCGAAAAGGGTGCTCCGTCTCATCCCTGCCCAACTCATTTAAAAGACGAACCAAGGACGGATATGATTTCGAGAAACGAGTTTCTCAGGCTTGTGCTCCCCCCATTACAAGCTNATGAGTATTACTGCGCTTTCGGGATCGCAACAGTTAATGAAAAAGATATAGTTGATCAGAAGTTTGTAGATAGTATTGAAGAACTAAGTTATAAAGCAAACTACTTTGTTGAGTATAACTTTAATGCTTTCTTTGCTTTAGCTAAATATGGTGACCCGAAGAATGGGCGTACCACAAACAACGCAATATCTCTAAAGTCGTTTTTCATTGATCTTGATTGCGGGCCTGGAAAGCCTTATACAGATTTGAGTGAAGGGCTTGTTGCCCTAAAAGATTTTTGTAAGAAAACAAAACTGCCTCGCCCAACTATTGTGAAGTCAGGGCTTGGTGCNCACATATACTGGGTGCTTGATGAAGCAATGCCNAGGAAGCAATGGAAGCTCCATGCTGAGAGGCTGAAAGAGTTATGTGTAGAACACAAGTTTGATGTTGACCCCGCAGTCACAGGGGAANCGGCACGGGTGCTTAGAGTGCCTGAGACTTACCATTTGAAAGACCCNACCAATCCAATCTTGGTTGAGGTACTGCACGTTGCTCCGACCATAAGCAACATTAAAGANTTACTGCCCCCATCNGAAGATGCGTTGGCTGTGTTAGAAAGGGCTGAGTTTAAACGCCCAATGGATGCGGTGACGCTAGCGTTGATGGGTGCAAGCCAATCTAGGTTTAAGACTATTCTAATTAAATCTGTCGAAGGCACAGGCTGTAAACAGATTGTTGGCATCTACGATAACCAACACGACATTGATGAGCCGTTGTGGAGAGCGGGGCTAAGTATTGCGCACCAGTGTATAGATAGGGATAAAGCAATCCATATCATATCGCACAAGCATCCTGATTACTCTGCAACAACTACTGAGAAGAAGGCCAACGAGACGAAGGGGCCTTACACATGTGAGACGTTTAAGAAACTAAATCCAAGTGGGTGCGAGGGATGCACACTAAAGATTACATCTCCAATTCAGATTGGCAAAGAGATTGTTGAGGCTACTGAAGAAGACAATAANGTCATGGACTTAGAGCCTGAGACCAAAGAACTAAAAGAGTTTGTGATACCGAAGTATCCACATCCGTTCTTTAGAGGCAAAGTAGGTGGTATATACCAAAGAGTCAAGACGGCAGATGGNGAAGAAGTAGAAGACATTGTGTACCCATACGACTTCTATGTTGTCAAGCGTATGCAAGACCCTGAATTGGGTGAGACAGTGCTACTGAGATTGCACTTGCCAAAAGATGGTGTACGTGAGTTCATCATGACGCTAGCCAGCGTATTATCCAAAGAGAAATTCATCAGCACAGTTGCATCATTTGGTGTGACTGCATTAGGCAAAAAGCAGGATGCGCTTATGTATTANGTAACTAAATGGGTGGAAGAATTACAAATGAATTCGCAAGCAGAAAAAGCATACAAGCAATTTGGATGGATTGAAGACGAGTCAGGCATCATTGTCGGTGACAGAGAGATACGTGCAACAGAAGTGGTGTATAGCCCGCCATCAAGCCCAACGCTACCGCACGTGCCGTTCTTCCAAGCCAAGGGCGACTTCCAAGTATGGAAAGATACAATTAATGTATACGGCAAAGAAGGCATGGAGGACAGAGCCTTTGCATTCTTTATGGGCTTTGGCACTATGCTGATGAAATTTACGGCGCTTGATGGGTTTTTGCTNAACTTGTTTAGTCGTGAATCAGGATCAGGGAAAACCACTATTCTGCAAGCGATCAACAGTATCTACGGCAGACCAAAAGAACTCCTACTTTCTCCCAAGGATACATATAACTCACGCATGGGCAGGATGGGAGTCATGCAAAACTTTGCGGTTACATTGGATGAGATTACCAATATGCCCGCTGATCAAATGTCGCAACAAGCCTATGATGTGACATCAGGTAGGGGCAAGAACCGCTACAAGCAGCATGANAATGCAGAGCGCATGAATAACACCAAGTGGCAAACTGGNTTGATCACNTCATCNAACAGGGTCATTGCCGATGCNTTGCTATCTGTTAAGGGTTTTCCCGATGGTGAGTTGAAGCGCATAATGGAGATTAACATTAAGCCCGATCCGTTTGATGACGCAACATGGGCACGCCAACACTTTGGCAAACTAATGGATAACTACGGACATGCCATACAACCATACGCACAGGCATTGGTTGCCCAACTACCAATGGTCAAAGCACAGTTGGCAGAAGTCCAGTTGCGTATTGANCAAGCCGCCAATATTAANAANGCTGAGAGGTACTGGGCATTGATGGCATCCCTTAGTATCACAGGCGGGGCAATCGCTAAAACCCTTGGACTGCATGACATACCAATCAAACCAGTCTTTAACTACGCTATAGACCTAATAAATAATACACGGAACAAGACACGTGANTANATGTTTGACGGAGATGATTTCCTAGGTGGGTTCTTGCAACGCCACTTCTCTGAGATATTGGTCATTAACGGCAATAAGGATAACCGCACAGGGCTAGAGCATGGCCCGATCAAAGAGCCAAGGGGTGCATTGACTGCACGCTATGAGCCTGATACCAAGAATCTTTACATTGTTAACCGCACATATAGGGAAGATTGCGCTAAGAATTTTATGAA